GCGGCGGAAAAGGCCAGCAACAAGATTGAAGGCCGGTCATACGTTGACAGCGATGACGGTTTGCGCAGGGTTTTCCACATTTACACATGGCTTGAGTTGGAAGATGACCAATACAGCCAGGGTGAGAGCGCCCCCTACATCCTAATGATTGACCAAACCGAGAGCAAGGTGGTTGGGTTGTATCGCAATTGGGAGGAGGGCGACGAAACCATGACCAAGCTGGATTGGATGGTTGAATTTAAATTTATACCCTGGAGAGGCGCATATGCAATTGGATTACCGCACCTTATTGGCGGCCTGTCGGCTGCGCTTACAGGCGCTTTACGCGCTTTGCTGGACACGGCCCATGTCAATAATTCGCTCACGGCTCTCAAGCTCAAAGGGGCAAAGGTAAGCGGGCAGTCGCAACAAATTGAAATCACCCAGGTGACCGAGATTGAGGCCGGTCCAGGCGTGGATGACATCCGCAAGGTGGCCATGCCCATGCCGTTCAACCCGCCCAGCCCAGTTTTGTTTCAGCTTTTGGGCTGGCTGAACGATGCGGCCAAGGGTGTGGTCAGCACCAGCGAAGAAAAGATTGCCGACATCAACCAAAACGCGCCGGTGGGCACCACGCAGGCATTGATTGAGCAAGGGGCCAAGGTATTTTCGTCAATCCACGCCCGAGTGCATGACAGTCAACGCCGGGTGTTGATGATTTTGGGCCGGATAAACCGCTGGTACTTGCCAGAGATGCGCCGAGGCGACATTGTTTCCGAATTGCTCATTTCGCCTGAGGATTTCAAGCGCAATACCGACATTGTGCCGGTCAGCGACCCCCACATATTCAGCGAAACCCAGCGCATGGCGCAAAACCAAGCCGTCATGGCGCTTATGGGCCAATTCCCGGCATCATTTGACGTCAATGCGGTGCTGACGCGGGTTTTGAAGCAGATGAAGGTGCCAAACATCACCGAATTGATGCCCAACACGGCAAAACCGGTGGAAATGGATGCTGCTGACGAAAATATGTCCATGGCACTGGGCAAGCTGGCCTTTGCATACCCCCGCCAAGACCATTTGAGCCACATTCAAGCCCACTTAAACTTTTTGCTGGACCCAGCCCTAGGCGGGAACAAATTGGTGGCTCAAAAGGCCATTCCATCGGGCCTGGAGCATTTGAAGCAGCACATGATGCTGTGGTACACCAATCAGATGAAGCAATATGTCAAAGGTGGAGCGCAAATCAACCTGGACAAATACGCCGAGAGCAAATTTGTGGACAAGATTGACCAAGCGGTCGCCTTGGCATCGGACCATGTCAAGATGGACACTGCACAGGTTTTTGCACAGGTTCTCCCGGCACTAGAGCAGCTTGGCCAGATGATGCAACAGTTTGCACCGCCCCCACCCCCGCCCGATGGCGATGCCCAGGCGGTGTTGCAGGCGTCTTTGGCTGAAACCGAGCGCCGCAAATTGCGTGATGAGCAAGATTTGAAGCTCAAACAGCGTGACCAAGAAATTCAAGTGGCGATGAACGCCGAAAACAACTTGACCAAGGAGCGCATGAAATCCGCCGACCTGTCGGTGGAAGAGGTGCGACTCCAGCGAGAGCAGTCAGAAACGGCTGTTGCATTGAATGAACAAACCCAACGTAACCTAGGAGGTTAATCATGAAAAAGCCCGAATTTAGCTATAGCGATAGCCAAGAATCTGAAGACATCAACTTGCACCAGCGCATGAAGCGCGGTCATTGGGTTGATGGCCAGTCACTGAAAGAAGAATCCAAAGCGACTATGAGCGAAGCCAACAGTGACCACGGTAATTTCGATTCGGCCATCAAGAAAAACAACGCTTGAAAACCATATCGGATTTGATTGGCGGGATCAAGACCCGTCAAGCTGAATTGGCTGCCAGTCTGGCGCATGGAAATGCGTCCGACTATGCGGTCTATCAGCGTCTGGTTGGTGAATATCAAGGGTTGCAGTCAGCGATGGACATTCTCAACAACCTTTTGAAAGAAGATGAAAACGATGAGCGATAGCACGGTAGAGGGTAATGCCTCTGATTTACGGGAAGCATTTCCTGTTGTAGACCCCGGTGCGAAGCCTTTAGGTGCAAGAGTTCTGGTGCAATTGCGCCGCACAAAAAGCAAAACTTCGGCAAGCGGGATTATTTTGGTTGAAGAAACCAAAGAAACCGAGAAATGGCAAAACATGGTGGGCAAAGTCATCGAGCTTGGCCCATTGGCGTTCAAAAAACGCGACACCATGGAACCATGGGTTGAGGGCATATGGTGCGAGGTAGGTGACTACATTCGCGTACCCAAGTGGGGCGGTGACAGGTGGGAAGTTCCCATCCCTGGCGCTGACCGACACGAAGACCCCGTGTTGTTCATGGTCCTCAATGACCACGAAGTCATTGCCAAACTCACTGGTGACCCCCTTGCAATGAAGGCTTTTATATGAACCAAGCGACTCAACCCGCAGAAAATCAAGAAGTCATCTACATCCAAGAATCCGCCGATGGTGGAATCGTGGCTGATCTGCCCGCAAGCATCCCCATGGGCGACCCCGAGCCTGCCGCAGAAACCGATGATGATGATCACGCCGCCCAACAAGCCGAAATTGCGGCCACCGGGCGCGTGGACCCCGATGCTGAGGCCATGCGTGAGGCAAAACGCCTCAAGCGGCGCTCGCGCAAGGACTACCACAAGCAAGTTGCCACCGAAAAAGACCTCAAGCTCCAGCAGTTAGAGCGTCAAAACCGGGAATTGCTTGAGAAAATGTCGCACATTGAGCGCCGAGTGGCTCAAGGCGACATGGAAAAGCTTGAAAAGCGCATTTCTGACGAGCAAAACCGAATCCTTTTTGCCAAGCAGAAGATGAAAGAGGCCACCGAAACCAACAACGGTGATCTTTTAGTCAGTGCGCAAGACATGCTGCAACAAGCAACCAAAGATTTTGAGAATCTGGACGGGTATCGACGCCGAGCGGTGGAAAAGCCGCAGCAAAGCCAGCCCGTGGTGATGCCAAACCCCGAGGTCCAAGAGTTGGCCGCCCAATGGTTGGCCAATAACTCTTGGTATGACCCCCAGGGGCGCGATCCGGACTCACGCAAGGCGTTAAACCAAGATGTGACGCTGGAAAAGGACGGTTATGACCCTGCCACACCAGAATATTGGCAAGAATTGGACCGCCGCTTGCAAAATATCATTCCACACCGTTATACTGACAGCGTTGACAATGAAACAAGGAGTTCCTCACGACCGAGAAACGCGGTTACAGGCTCGGGCCGTCAAGTTGCACCCCAGGGGGAAGCACGCAACCAGATAACGCTCTCGCGGGATCAGGTTAATGCGATGAAAGATGCTGGGATGTGGGATGACCCCGAAAAGCGAGCGAAGATGATTCGCCGTTACGCCATTGAATCACGAAATATTGGAAATAGGAGCTAATCATGGATCAACGTCTAAAAAAATCACTATCTGCTGGTGGGCGCGAGTCCCGCGCTATTCATGACCCCGTTCGTGAGTCGCCAGAAGATCAGTTTGCTTCATCTGATGAACGTCTTGAGATGTGGAAAGATGAGTGGACGCAAAGCGCATTGCCTAATGTCCCTAGTTTGAAGGGATTTCACCTTTGCTGGTTATCAACAACCAACGGCTACGACAGCATTGATAAGCGTATGAGGCTTGGGTACACACCTGTGAAAGCAGACGCAGTGCCTGGGTTCGAAAATTGGCGCGTAAAAGCTGGTGAGCATGTAGGTTTCGTCGCATGCAACGAGATGCTACTGTTTAAAATTCCTATGGAACTTTATCAGCGCATCATGACGCATTTTCACCACGATGCACCACTTGAAGAAGCGAACAAAATCAAACTTCAAGCAGAGCAGCAAGTGGGCCGCGATAGCTCGGGCAAACGCCTGGGCCAAGTTGAAGGCGAAGGATTGGGCGCTATTGACAAACCGGTCCCAGCACCCGAATTCATCGGTTGATGGGTATGTTGAAATCAACAAGGAGCTAGACTATGTCTGCAACATCTGCTCCGTTTGGCTTTCGCCCTGTTTACCATCCCACCGGGATGGATCGAACGGTCGCGCTGGCTAACGGCATTGCCAGTGGTTATTCCACTGGAATTCTCAAGAATCAGCCCGTAGCCTTGGATACGAACGGAAACATCATTATTGCCACCGCAGGCAGTGCCTTTATTGGCGTGTTTGCTGGTGTGGAATACACCGATGCTTCTGGGCGTAGACAAACTAACAACCAGTGGCCTGCGAGTACAACGTACCAAACTGGTTCATGCGTTGCGTACTACTATCAAGAGCAAACGATAGTGTATGAAGTGCAGTCCACGGCAACGCTGGCGCAAACCTCTATTGGTGACCAATGCAATATGTCTTCCGCAACGGCGGGTAGTACAACTACCGGCCTGTCGGCGGCTATGCTTGGAACCGTTGTGGGTGCATCAAGCCAAGGTGATTTCCGAATCATCGACATCGCCCCCTATGCAGACAATGCATGGGGAGATCCGTTTGTGATAGTGCGCGTGCAAATCAGCCGCCACCAGTACACAGCTAACATCGTCGCCATCTAAGGAGTCCAATCATGGCCGCACCAATGCGCAGTACGGACTTTAGAAGCATCGTTGAGCCTATTCTCAATGAGTGCTTTGATGGAGTCTATGACCAACGATCCGATGAATGGTCACGGGTTTTCCGTGAACAAGAAGGTATTCCCCGCAACTACCACGAAGAGCCTGTGCTCTACGGTTTTGGTGCTGCACCGCAACTGCCCGATGGCAGCCCGGTAACGTACCAACAAGGTGGTGTGCTGTTTCTGAAACGCTATGTGTACAACGTGTATGGCTTGGCCTTTGCGTTGACCAAAGTGTTGGTGGAAGACGGCGACCACATCCGTATCGGTCAGGTGTACGCAAAGCATTTGGCTCAATCTCTGATTGAAACCAAAGAAACTTTGTCGGCAAACGTGTTGAACCGCGCTTTCAACTCCAACTATGTTGGCGGTGATGGCGTTGCGTTGAACAGCGCGTCTCACCCCATCGTAAGTGGCACCGCCAGCAACCTGCTGTCCACCGCCGCCAATTTGAGCCAGACATCGCTTGAGCAGATGTTGATTCAGATTCGCCAAGCTGTGGACAATAACGGTAAAAAGATTCGCTTGGTCCCCCGCCAATTGGTGGTGGCCCCAGGTAACATCTTCCAAGCCGAAGTGTTGTTGAAATCGGTTTTGCGCACTGGTACCGCGAACAATGACATCAACCCCGTCAAAGCAATTGGTTTGCTGGACGAAGGTGCTGCCATCCTGTCGCGTTTGACCAACTCCACCGCATGGTGGGTGCAGACCGATGCCCCAGAAGGTATGAAACTGCTCATGCGCCGCAAGCTTGAGAAAACCATGGAAGGCGATTTTGAAACCGACTCCATGCGTTACAAAGCAACCGAGCGTTATGACGTAGGATTTACCGACTGGCGTGCAATGTACGGCACACCCGGCGTGTAAGTAGACGGGGGGTTGGGCAAAACCCAGCCCCCTTTTTTGTTTTAAGTTGTCAAGCTTTTCAAGGAGAAGACAATGCCCCAATTTTCTGATGACCTTTATCTGGGTTCTGCCGTTACCTATATGGGTACCGATCAATACCCCGCTACCTCAACTTTTACTGGTTCAATTGCAACCACCACATTGACCGTCACAGCAATGCTGTCTGGCGACCCAATTGTTGTTGGCATGTACCTTGACAGTTCAACCTCGCTTACCAATGGAACGTACATCACGGCCTTTGGTACTGGCACTGGCGGCACCGGCACTTACACCGTAAGCGCCTCACAAACTGTCGCAAGCGCAACCATCATTGGTTCTGGCAATGCTTTGACTGGCAACCCTTCACAATCTGACATTGGCGTCGGCCCTGTGGGTCGCACTTTTGTTTGGGATGCCGTGCCGCAAGCAAAGCTGACAACCAACATTGTTGCCGCCGCAATTGCTGCATCTGGGTCATTGACCTTGGCGGCTGGCGCTGGTGTGCAATCAGCAACTACGACAAGTGGCACCACTGTGTTGCAACTAGACTGCCCCCGCGCTGTTGCAACCACAACTGGCGCTGGCTCACCCACCACGGTTAACATTACCGTCTCTGGCTATGACTACTACGGTCAAGCCATGAGCGAAGTGATTGCAACCGGCACCGTTGCCTCAACAACCGTCAATGGTAAAAAAGCCTTTTACCAAATCAGCGGCATTACATCTTCGGGTGGTAGCGTTGTGACTGTCGCTGTGGGCACCACCGACCTCCTTGGTGTGCCTGTTCGCGTCACTGACCGTGGCTACATCACCCGCGCTGGCTGGGACAACACCTTGGCTGAAGATGCTGGCACCATGACTGTTGCCGCAACCGCAACTGCCACCACCACTACTGGTGATGTGCGTGGAACCTACACGCCCTCATCGGCAGCCGATGGCATCAAGCGTCTGGTAATGGTAATTGCTCTCCCAGCAATCGCTGTTGGTCCCAATGCAACCCGTCAGGGCGCACTCGGCGTCACCCAAGCCTAAGGAGACTCAAAATGGGTCAATTTAAACCAATGGTGAAGATGGAAACCACCGAGCCTTCGGTGGAGTTGAAGCTTAAAAAGGGCGGTACTGTCAAAGGTATGGCCAAAATGAAAGCTGAAGCTGCGGGCACTGGCCACAAAAAGATGGCCGGTGGTGGCCTGCTGGCCATGTTGAGCAAGGGGATGCCCTCAGAGGCCGCCCCATCGCCCGGCAAGCCCTCTATGGCTATGCGCCGCAAGGCCATGATGCCAAAGATGGGAAAGATGCCTAAAGCGTCTCCTATGCCTTCCAAAATGGCCATGCCCCCATCCATTATGAAAAAAGGCGGTCACGCTGAATTCAAGGAAATGGGTGCCGACTTGGCCCAGGACAAAGCAATTGTCAAAAAGGCCATGAAGCAGCATGACGCCCAGGAGCACCCCGGCGGCAAGGGCACCAAGCTCAAGCTGAAATCTGGCGGCGTCTCCAAAGGCAATCGCGGTGGATACAAAACCGGCGGGGTTGTAAAAGGCCAAGGCGGTTATGCCACCGGCGGTGTTGCTGAATCCAATGCTGGCGGCTTTAAAAAAGGCGGTGCCTCAAAAAAGCATTTCGCGACAGGGGGTATTGTTAACTCAGGCCGCGCCGTCGCAATGCCCCAAGGGAAAAAGCCCCCATCAAAACCCGCTATTCAAACAAATTTTAGCGGTGTCTTCAAAAACGGCGGTTCTGCTAAAAAAAAAGTAGTTGAATCGTTAAGCCGGGGCATGTCCAAAAGATATGCCGCCGGTGGTGGTGTCCATATGGCCGAGGGTGGTGAAATTGACTGG